TTATATCTTCACATCAATCTCCATCCCAGATTTAAAGGCAACAGTTACTTTCTCATCATGTACCGTAATCTTTTCTATCAGCTTGCGTACTACCTGCTCGTCATACACCTGTATTGTACCTCTCTGCTCGGCAAGGAACTGCTGCATTTCAGCAATTCGCTGTTTCAAACCTTCTCGTTCTGCATTCTCCGCCATTACCTTTTGCTTTCTCTCACGCAAGTGGTCAATCTCATCAGCAAGGTATTCATAATCCTGTCTGGCATTGGCTCGTTTCAGAAGTTCCTGCTGCAGGTCTTCCAGCTTGGCATCAAGGCTTTCTATTGAAGTCTCATCTTCCAAAGCAAGCACCATCGCTATATTTTCTTCTAAGTCGGCAAGCATATCCTCCTTGCCACCGAGTGCCATATTAATTGCCTTTACCACAACGCTCTGTAATTCTTCTTCCTTCACAGTTGGTGCATCACAGCAGTCGGGACCATGCTCCACTCGGTTTACGCATCGCCATACCGTAGAGCGTTTTCCATGATTGTTCCAAGCAACCCTGCGGTAAATCTCCCCGCATTTCGAGCAATAGACAATACTGGAAAGTGCATATTTGCTGCTGTAGACTCGTTTCTTTCGGTTCGCACCGCTATGAAGATTGGACCTTCTGAGCATTTCTTCTTGCACCTGCATATAAAGGTCGCGGGGGATAATCGGTTCATGACTGTTTTCTACATAATACTGCGGAACGATGCCGTTATTTTTCACTCGCTTTTTTGTTAGTACATCCACGGTATAAGTCTTTTGCAAAAGGGCATCACCAATGTACTTTTCATTTCGAAGTATTTTCTTCACTGATTCAGGACGCCACTTTGGTTTTCTGGCACCCGTTAAAATACCATCCTCCATCAAGCCGTCTCCGATTTGCTTTAGGCTTGCACCCTGCAGGTATTCTCGGTAGATTCGTTTGACGATTTCTGCCTCGGCAGGCTCAATGATGAGGTGTCCATCTTCGTCTTTTGTATATCCCATAAAGCGATTATGGTTGACCTGCACCTCTCCCTTCTGAAATCGAAACTGCATCCCCATCTTTACATTTTTGCTTAAGGATTCCGATTCCTGCTGTGCAAGGCTGGCCATGATGGTCAGCAGAACCTCGCCCTTGGAATCCATTGTATTGATGTTTTCCTTTTCAAAAAACACGGGGATGTTCTTTTCCTTCAGCTGTCTTATGTAGCGAAGGCAGTCCAAGGTATTACGGGCAAATCGGCTGATGGACTTGGTAATAATCATATCAATATGGCCTTCCATACACTCGGAAATCATGCGGTTAAACTCCTCACGCTTTTTGGTATTGGTGCCTGAGATACCATCATCTGCGAATATTCCGGCAAATTCCCATTCCTCATTTTTCTGTATAAAATTAGAGTAATGTTCCACCTGTGTATCATAACTGGTAGCCTGCTCATCGCTGTCGGTACTGACACGGCAGTACGCTGCGACTCTGAGCTTCGGCTTTACTTCTTTATTTACTGTGTTTCCCACACGTCTTCGTGCCGGGATAACTGTGATACTCTTATTCAACTATCGCCACCTCACTTTCAATTAAGCTGTAGGCATATTCTGCCTGTTCAAATGGATCTGCAAATTTTCTCTCAACAAACGGCATGGTAAACATTGTATCTGCCATTGGTTTTGGTGCATCCTGCAGTTCTCTGACCCTGCCCAAAGAGGATGCCCTCGACATTCTAATTTCTTCTGCCTTGTCAAAACGCTCTCTGTCGATGACGGCAGGATAATATTCATCTCCAAGGTAATGCGTGTTTCGCAGCATTCTGCCTGCACTGCCATGATAAATCTCAAAGCCTGCATTCTCCGCCGCAGGCTTTAATCCAAGTCCTGCAATGTAGCCGTCAAACAGCTTTCTGACTGCTTCCGCCTGTTTTTCATCGACTTCTGCTTTTCCATTCACAATTTTGTATCCGTAGGGTATATGTGCCATTATCCCACCAACCTTTCCTTTAATTTCAGTCCACACTTCAGTTCAAAGACGATTTTTTCTCTTGAAAGCACGATAATCCCTTCTACATAGGAAAGGAATATCTCATCCGAATATTCCGTCAGCATCTCACTGCCGGATGCAAATTTTATAAGTGTCTCCAAGGCTTCAATCTTTGTCCTGTCACCGCTGACGGAATTTATCATTTGTTTCTTTTCTTCCTGCAAATGCTTTTCTTCCAAAATCAAAGCATTGTTTTCCTTGCTAAAAAGTGCTGGCTCTAATAGTCCGCCTGCCATAAGGCTCGTCAGCACCTGCCTTTTCTCCATATTCTTTTCCAGTTTAGTTTCATATTCCTGTATCTGTAGAAGCCTATCCTTATCATCAAATCCCTGCAGGCTGTGAAGCAGTGGCTTTAATATCATCTGATGGGCAAATATCAGTTTATTCATCATAGTAAGGAACGCCGTCTTTATGCCATCATCCGTAATGTACTTCATGGAACAGGAGTTCCTGTCCTCGATATGATGGGTGCAGCACCAAGCAATGTAACTTCCGCTGGGCTTATAGTGGATTCTTCTTTTAAAGACTCCGCCGCACTCTCCGCACTTGATTCTGCCTGAGAAGCCATAACGATTCTGATAGCGTTCGGTTCGCTCTCCATTGCCTTTTTCCTTGCCACGCTGATTCAGGACCTCATTTGCCTTTTCAAAAATTTCGTGGCTTACAATCGGCTCATGATGATTTTCACACAGATATTTATTTAACTCGCCATCATTGGTGTGGCGGCTAAACTGACTGTCGGTGTAGGTCTTTTGAAAAATAACATCTCCCGTAAACTTCTCATTGCGAATAATCGCATTGATTGCTCCGGGAGTCCATTTTCCGCCTTTCTTGCTTCTCACACCGCTGTCATTCAGTTCCTTTGCAACGGCATGGGTACTTTTCCCGGCAAGCGTATCTTCAAATATCTTTTTGACAACCTCTGCCTGCTCCGGCACAACAATCATTTCTCCGCCGGCATTTTCATAACCATAAGGCGGATAGGAAATAATGTAGGTGCCATTCTGAAAGCGTTTTTGTATTGACCATTTATTGTTTTCAGAAATGGACACCGACTCGCTTTCCGCAAGACTGCTTAATATGGAAAGCATCAATTCACTTTCCATCGTATCCGTGTTAATATTTTCTTTCTCGAAAATCACGGTCACATTTAGCGCCATCAGCTTTCTTACCAGTTCCAAACAGTCTGTTGTATTTCTGCTGAATCGGCTGATGGACTTTGTAATGACCAAGTCCACAAGACCTTTTTCGCAGGAATCAATCAGGGAATTCAGACCGTCACGACACTCCTTTTTGGTGCCAGTAATACCTTCATCAAAAAATACTCCTGCGTACTCCCACTCGCTATTGGATTTGATATAATCCTCATAATGTGCTTTCTGCGTATCAAGGCTGATAAGCTGTTCATCGCTTGCCGTGGACACTCTGCAATAGGCAGCAACACGGGTTTTCGTCTTAACCGATAAGGCATTATTTTCTTCAATTTTTGTTATCCTTTTCATCAACTCACCTCGCTTTCGGTATGGACATATTCCCGTACTAATCGATATATATCAAGTCTTTTATGGCATAATTTCAGCTAAATATGGAGAGAAAGCTTGGCGGTTTCTTTCGCTGATTTTGTTGAATTCATCCACAGAAATCAGGTCCTTATCAAGCAATGCTTTTGTCATTTTCTGTGCCATACAATATTTATAATCACCGCACAGCTGTTCCTCCGTCATGCGTGATTTCATAAGGACAGGTAAACTGTCCGGCTCTGTAATTTTCGTTACTGTTTTATTCTCATCATTCATTAGAAAAGCACCTCCTACCTTATAGCCTTGGCAGGAGGTGCAATCTGACGGTTTCCTAATCTTTTTTATAGAAGCTGCATTCGTATCCATCCGCACGGAGAAGAAGCCCGGAAATCCAATGCGGAGTCCTGCCCATCTGTTCACACACAGCATAAAGGGAAACTCCCATGCTGCACTCGATAATCAGTTCATCATGAACATGACCGCAAACAAAAAAGTGCGACAGCGTTCGCATGGAATGAGCCAAAATATCCCTGCTGATTGCCTGCACGATATTTTCCACGAACTTGGGACCGTAGCTTTCGATGCGTTCCCATTTCTTTGTGCCGCCCATACCTTCATAGGTCACAGCCTCACCGCCGAAACGGTTCTCTCCCATGCGCGGTTTCACATAGGAAAGCCGTCTGCCGCTTGGCAGCTGAATGAACAGCATACCGCTCTGATAGAAAAAGCGGATGCCGTGTGTTTCTGTGGTTACTCTGTTCTTGACCGTATCCTTTACACAGCGGTCAACATCCCACCAGAAACGCACGATATTAGGATTGGCAGCTCTCCACGAATCTACAAGCGGCTGGAGTTCTTCCTCCTCAAGTCCCATATCCAAAGCACCCATCGCTTTCAATGCACCGACCGAACCGCCGTAGCCAAGTGCTAGTTCAGCAATTTTGCCCTTTTGCCTAAGTTCGCCATTAATACCGTGCTTTACTACCTGTACCTTAAACATCTTAGAGGCTGAGGCACAATAAATATCTCCACCTTCTTCAAAGGTTTTAAGGCGCCAGGTTTCGCCAGCAAGCCAGGCAAGAACACGAGCTTCAATGGCGCTAAAGTCTGCTACAATAAATTTCCTGTTTTCCTGTGGCACAAAGGCAGTACGAATAAGCTGTGACAGCGTATCTGGTATATCCCCATAAAACAGTTTTAAAAGCTCATAGTCTCCAGCCCTTACTAAGCTTATTGCTTCAGCTAAATCAACCATATGATTTTGCGGCAAATTTTGTAGTTGAATTAGCCTACCAGAAAAACGACCGGTTCTATTCGCGCCATAGAATTGAAACATGCCTCTTGCCCTACTATCTGCGCATAGTGCACTTTCCATAGCCGTATATTTTTTTACTGAAGATTTAGCCAGTTGTAGTCTCAGCTCCAATACTTCTCTAAGTTCTGCTGGTGCTGTCTTTAATAGCTCTGCTACAGCCTTTTTCCCTAAGCTATCTGCTGCTAGGCCCTTTTCTGACAGCCAGCCTAAAAGCTGCTGCACAGAATTAGGATTATCTAAATGTGTCAGCTCCTGCATTTTAGTTTTCAATTCTGCCTTAACTCTAGTGTCTAAAGCTATAGCTTCCTTAACAAGCTCCTTGTCGATACCAATACCTCTATCATTGATTTGCTGATCAAGATAATATTCTTCCCAAAGCTCCTCTGGAACCGGAAATTTAGAAAGCCTTTTCTGAATGGCTAATTCTGTTTCTACATCACGCTTATTGTAGGCCTTAAAGAGCTCCCACTTATCCAGCGCATGACTTGGCAAATTCCGTAAGCGTCCTCCGTTAACCTTACTAGGAGCACAGGGCACACAAAAGTACTTAATCAAACTCTTGCCCTCTATTAGCTTTTGTTTTTCCAGCCCTAATACACTACCTACTCCCTCCAAAGATAAAGGAAGTCCTAATGTAGCAGCCCAGAGCATAGTGCAATGCCAGCCCTCTGGCTCTAACCATTCCATAAAATATTTAGACAGACATATTCTTTCAAAATTAGCATTAAAAGCCCACTTCAAAACCTTAGGTGATTTAATGGCTTCTTCTATTTCTAGTGGTATACTTTCCCCTCTAGCTAAATCAACGACCTGAACCGGTCCTCCATTTAAGGAATAACTCAAAAGCAATATCTCAAAGTCTGTTTCACCTGCATACCTATATACACCAGTCTTATTTAAATTAGCACTACTGTAGGTTTCTATATCTATACTTAAAGTATCCATAATTCACCTTTCTAGAAAGTAAGGCGGCAAGAGCTTAGACTCCTACCGCCCAATACTTACTTAAAATTCATCTTCACCAAATATTTTCACTTTTATAACCTCGTATTGCTTAAAAACAAAGGTTAATATTTTTGCAGCCACATCTGCTAGTAGCAGAATTGCCACAAGATAAATCAGCGTAAATAACACAAACACATCAACCTGCTTCGCGAATTCATAATAGCTCATAGTTTGTCTCCTCCTATTTCAAAAAGTCATCATCGTCATCAGTAGCAAAATCACTCTCAGCACTGGCCTTACCACCTAAGGGTTCGCCATCACTGATTTTCTGCAAATTATTAAGGCCACAAGCTATACCTCTGTTGCCTGAGCTATTATAAGCGTACAGGGAGATGCTACAACGTCCTCTAACCCCTGAGTACACCTCAGAACGAGTTAAAATCGGATTACAATCAACATCTACGATACCTGGAGCTGTCGTAGCATTGGCATTGATGAAATAGCTATTGGCATAGTTCTTATCATCTGGACGCTCGATATCGCCATCTCTCAAGGGCGTTTTAATTGCTGCAAGGGCAGGAACAGTGCGACCATTGCCTTTTAGTTTCACAGCACCTTCTTTGTAAGCCGCCTCAATGGCAGCCTTAATTTTTTCTACAGTTTTCGTGTCACTCTTAGGAATAATAAGGCTTACGCTATACTTTGGCGTACTGCCATTAATGCTTTTAGGTTCCCAAACATTTACGTAACTCCAGCGAGTATCTTTTCCAGTAATAACCTTCATCGGATTTGCATTTACATTTTTAGTCATAATTTTTCTCTCCTTTAATTTTCATTAAAATCTTCTACCGCTGTATTCATGGCCGGACGCTTATCGCTTTCCGGTACTAAAGTAGGTTTACCCTGCGGTTTAGAAATATACCTACTTAACAATTCTTCAAACTGCTGCTTGCCTAAAAGCTTTTGCATGGCCGTAACACCTAAGAGCTTCTTTTCGTATGGCTCGTAGCCAGCTTCTTCTACTGTTTTTATTACAGCAGCTTCACTACTATATTTACGAATAGCGCGCCCCTCTACCAGTTTCCAGCCCTGCCAACGTTTACCGCTCACGGCCTGTTGCAGCGCATAATCCTTTACATCATTAGCCCAGCTTATAAACTGCTCTACCTTAGACAAAATCACTTCAATTTCTGTGTGTTCTAGAAGTGGTGGCTTTTTAAAATCATATTGAGCTAAAAGTAAATTAGCCTCAGCTCTAGCTCTACATTCATGCTTTACCTTACAGAAGGAGCACCACTCACCACAAAGAAACTTACCGCTACCACTAAAGGCCAAATCTGCTGTGGGCTTTAATACTTCCTCAGCCCATTTATAAAGCTCATCCTTACTAATTTCGTAAGAGCTTACATTGCTACGCCTTGGTTGGTAGATAGTCATCTTAATTGTGCCTATATCATAAAAGTCTTCAAAGATTTCTAAGGCACCTAAGGCGTAGCACAAAAGCTGAGGATTTTTAAAGGCATCTACTACATGACCTAAACCATGCTTATAATCACAAATACTTAAAACCTGATCTGCAACTACGATAGCATCTGCTGTACCAAAGCCGTTTTTCACCCAACGTGAGAAGTCTACGCGTTCTTCCACTAATACCACCGGGTCCTTACAAAGACTTTTAGCAGCTTCTAGCTCTTCCATTACAAAGCCAACATAGCCCTCAGCGCATTCTTCCATTTCTTCTGAATAGCGTTCCATTGTTTCTATAGGACAAGTAGCTTCTTCGCCTAAAGCTGTTCTCAGCTTGAATTCACAAAGTGCATGGGCCTCTGTACCCTCTGCTGCATATTCTGTAGTGATGTCCTTGTACTTTGCGCTTAGCCTTGCTGAAGGCGGACAATGAATCCAACGATTAGCGGCTGAGGCAGATAAAAAGGCATGTCCATTACTTGCCATTTCCTAACTCCTCCGCTTCTAGCTTTAGAGTCGCGTAGCTTTCTGGCTTTACTTCAGATAAGGTTTTCGCACCGTATTTCGTAAGCAGAGCTTTTACTTCTTCTCTAAAACCTGCTCTAGAAGTTTTTACTAAGCTAGCCCTTACTTCTTCTAGTGTGATGTTCATGGCTTTCTTTTCCTCTGGATTTTCATCCTTGCCAGAAAGCAAAGAAATCACTGCATTAATACTCACAACTACAGCTTGTAATTCTGCTACAGCTTCTTTTAAGCTTACATCCGTCAT